GCAGCACCAATTCAACCTGGTGAATTTAAAGACGTAGATGCCCCAGGAGGCAGTCTTCGTGATGCTTTCTATCCTCTGCCTTATAAGGAACCATCACAAACTTTATTAGCGTTGATGGGTATTGTTGTACAAGCTGGTCAAAGGTTTGCTGCAATATCTGAACTACAGACAGGAGAAGGAACGCAGAATGCTGCTGTAGGAACTACGATCGCTCTTCTTGAAAGAGGATCTAAAGTTATGTCAGCGATACACAAAAGATTGTATGGTTCTATGAAAAATGAATTTAAATTGTTATCTAAAATCATCGCAACTTATTTACCACCAGAATATCCATACGACGTGGTAGGTGGGGCAAGAATTATTAAACAAGCAGACTTTGATGATAGAATAGATATTTTACCTGTGGCTGACCCTAATATTTTTTCTATGTCACAAAGAATTACATTAGCACAAACAGAATTACAGTTAGCTACATCTAACCCACAGATACACAACATGTACGCAGCATACAGAAACATGTATGAAGCTATTGGTGTTAAGAATATTGATCAAGTTTTACCACCACCAATGCCAGTTCAACCAATTGATCCGAGTCAGGAACACATTATGGCTTTGGCAGGTAAACCTTTTCAAGCTTTTGCAGGTCAAGATCACAGAGCACACATCACAGCTCACTTAAATTTCATGGCAACAAATATGGTTAGAAATAATCCAGCGATTATGGCTGCCATACAGAAAAATATTTTAGAACATATCAGCTTAATGGCTCAAGAACAGATACAATTAGAGTTTAGAGAGCAGTTACAAATGATGATGATGTTAAGACAACAAGCTCCAGTCAATCCAGAGGCTGCAAAACAGCTACAAGAGATGAGCCAAAACATAGAAGCAAGAAAATCTGTGTTGATTGCTGAAATGACTAACGAATTTATGATGGAAGAAAAGAAAATTACGTCTCAATTTGACAGAGATCCACTTTTAAAACTGAAAGCAAGAGAGGTTGACCTACGTGCGATGGAGAATGAACGTAAAAAACAAGCCGATCAAGACAAAAACGACCTTGCAAGAGCAAAATTAATGCAAGCAAAAGACATTTCGGAAGAAAAAATGGATCAAAATGAAAAATTAGCTAAATTAAGAGCTGGAGTAAGCCTTGCAAAGGCTGATAAACCAGGTATAACTGCAATAGAGGTAGAAGAATAATGCCATTAAACGAAAAAGGCAAAAAAATTATGAAATCCATGAAGAAACAATATGGAAAAAAGAGAGGGGAAGCAGTTTTTTATGCTTCTAAAAACAAAGGTAAAATTAAAGGCGTAGAGAAGAAGAAAAAAAGGAGCTAAAATGCAAAAACTAGATAAAATTAAGCCAGTTACAGTGCAAGATCAGCAAGTTGAAGTAGATCCTAGATCTAAAACAACAGCTGACAAAGCATTTAACTTAATTGGTACAGGAAAACCTGAAATACCAGTTGGTGGACAAAAAAATATGCTGGCTGAAAAGAAAAGAAACTCGAAGGCGTACTAATGGCTTGGTTCAGTTTAGCAAAAATTGCTTTGCAGGCTGGAAGTAAGATATATGCTAATCGTCAAAAGACGAAAATGGCTATGTCTGATGCACAGCTTATGCACGCAGAGAAGATGGCTCGGGGTGAGGAAGCTTACCAGGGCAAACTTTTAGAAGCGAGGCAAAACGACTATAAGGATGAATTTGTACTCGTAATTATTTCGGCGCCCATCATTGTGTTAATGTGGGCAGTGATGTCAGACGACCCTGAGGCGATGGAAAAAGTTAAATTATTCTTTGAATACTTTCAATCTTTACCATCTTGGTTTACTAACTTGTGGATACTTGTAGTTGCGTCAATTTTTGGTATAAAGGGTACACAGATATTTAGAAACGGAGGCAAAAAATAATGGCTAGTAAATATTTTAAAGCATTTAATGCAATTAAAAATTTAGTTAAAGGTGGTACAAATGTTGCACCAACAATTACAGGTGTTAAACCTGGAAAAAATCTAAAAGCAATAAGAGAAATGAAAGATGAATTCATTAAAATGGTCGATGATAAGGCTAAAAAGTTATCTATTGATAAAAAAAGCCAATTAAAAAGAGAGGCTGTTGAAGGAATAGATAAAATTAATAAAAAATATGATAAAGGCCCAGGCAAGCTAGAATTTAAAAAAAGAGGTGGTAGAATTGGTTATAAAAAAGGAACAGGTAAAACTGGTGTCGCAGCTATGGATGTTAAAACTAAAATATCACTAGCTAAGAAAAAGAAAAAAAATCAAGGTGATTTAGGAATGCAAAGTGTTAAGTATGGTTTAGACAAAAATCCAAACGTAACAGCGGCAGATCCAAAAGCTAAATTTATAGCAGCCAATAAAAAAAATAAGAAGAAGGTGATATAATGGCAGGAAAAGGTTTATACGCAAATATACATGCTAAAAGAAAACGTGGTGGTAAGATGCGTAAGAAAGGTGCAAAAGGTGCACCAAAAGCAAAAGATTTTAAAAGAGCAGCACAAACAGCGAGAAAAAAATAATGACTAAACTATGTCCTAGAGGAAAAGCAGCAGCGAAAAGAAAATTTAAAGTATACCCTAGCGCCTATGCTAATGCCTACGCATCAAAAATATGTGCAGGTAAAATTAAAGATCCATCTGGTGTAAAAAGAAAAGACTTCAGAGGACCTAAACCTAGCAAGGCTATGGGCGGTAGAATTTACAAAGCTGGTGGTGGTTTGATGGAAGCAACTCAAAGATTAAGAAGACAAGGACTCAAAAAAGGTGGGTTTGTTGCTAGAGGATGTGGTGCCATTATGCCAGACAGAGCGAAGAAAACAATAATGGTTTAAAATGGCTGGTTTAAAGACATGGTTCGATCAAAAATGGGTAGATATTGGGAGCAAACGAAAAGATGGATCGTTTGCAAAGTGCGGCCGTTCAAAACAAAAGAAGGACGCAAAGAGGAAATATCCGAAGTGTGTCCCACTTGCAAAAGCAAGATCAATGTCAGAAAGCCAAAGAAGATCTGCCGTTGCCAGGAAACGGGCAGCTGCCAATGTGGGACCTAAACCTACAAACGTAAAAACATTTGCAAAAAGAAAGAGTATGGGCATGGGAGGTTTAGTGTGAGTAGAAATGATTACGGATTAAGATTTGGTGAGACAAAACAATATTTTGGAAATTTTTCAGATGGTAGAATAGCCATGAAAAGAGGTGGCGACGTAATGCCAAAAAGAAATAAAAAGAATTTCCGTCCAACGGAAAAAGGTGCGGGTATGACTAAAGCTGGGGTAGCCGCATATCGAAGAGCAAACCCAGGTTCAAAACTAAAAACAGCCGTGACTGGAAAAGTGAAGCCAGGATCAAAAGCTGCTAAACGTAGAAAATCATTCTGCGCAAGATCACTAGGACAAATGAAAAAATTCCCTAAAGCAGCTAAAGATCCAAACTCACGTCTACGTCAGGCAAGAAGGAGATGGAAATGTTAAAAAAGAAAAAAATCAAAGGTGTAATTAAAGGTTTGAAAAAAGCCTCTAAACTACACGCTAAACAAGCTAGAACTTTAAAGGGAGTTATCGGTGCAAAGAAGAAGAGATCCTAAAGTAGGCACAGGTAAAAAACCCAAAGGTTCAGGTAGGAGGTTATACACAGATGAAAATCCAAAGGATACAGTATCAATTAAATTTGCTACACCGACGGATGCTCGTAAAACCGTGGCGAAGGTTAAAAAAATTAATAAGCCGTTTGCTAGGAAAATACAAATCCTCACAGTAGGAGAGCAACGTGCAAAAGTGATGGGTAAATCACAAGTAGCCTCTATATTTAAGAAAGGTAAAGATGCCATCAGAAAAACGAAAAAAGTTTAATGGCAGATCTTATAGGGTTTCTAATTTAAAAGAGGGACCATATAAGAAAAAATTAGTTAAGGGACTCATGTCAGCAAGGAGAGACGTGGGTACCGCCCTTAAGAAAAAAGATAAAAAAATGGAAAGAGGTGCGCGTAATCGCGTCCATAAATTTAAGAAAAAACTAGGAGAAAGATGAATTTAGAATCAGTAATAAATAGATTAATAAGACATTTAAATAAAAGAATACAACAATTATCTCTGGCTGTAACCTCAGGTGGTATTGACAGCATGGAGAAATATAACTATATAATAGGACAGATAAATGCCCTAGAGGCAACTAAACAGGAACTCTCTAACCTGCTAGAAGATAAGGAGCAAAATGAAGGAACAGTCATCAACATCAAAGATACACCTACCGAATAAAGAATTGGTAGGAGTCAAAAAAGAAAAAGATTTAGCCAAAGAAGATTCACAAAAACTACCACAACCAACTGGTTGGAGGCTGTTAGTTTTACCTTTTAAAATGAAAGAAAAAACAAAAGGCGGTTTAATACTTGCCGAAACAGCTTTAGAGAGACAACAAGTTGCATCACAATGTGGTTTAGTTTTAAGAATGGGTCCAGATTGCTACAAGGACAAGGAAAGATATCCCAAAGGTCCTTGGTGCAAGGAGGGAGAATGGGTGATGTTTGCCCGTTATGCTGGATCAAGAATAAAGATAGAAGGTGGAGAAATACGTCTGCTAAACGACGACGAAGTTTTAGCAACCATCAAGAATCCAGAGGATATCTTGCATGAATATTAATATCATAGGAGGAAACTATGCCAACTGAAGAAAAAATGGTTGATCTAGATACATCAGGCGATGGTGCCGAAATTAATCTAGAGGAAAAAAAAGACGAATCGGCCGTTGAAGCCGAAACGCCAAAACAAGAAACAGAAGAAACAAAACAAGAAGAAGTAAAAGAAGAAACAAAAGAGGAAGTAAAAGAAGAAACGAAACAAGAGGATACTAAACTTGAAGAGTATAGCAAAGGTGTTCAAGCTAGAATTGCAAAACTTACACGTAAAATGCGTGAAGCCGAAAGGCAAAGAGATGCAGCTACTGAATATGCTAGATCGGTTGAAGAAAAAAGAAAAGCTTTGGAAACAAGGTTTGAAAAAACTGACGCTGATTACATTAAAAAGTTTGAAAAAAGTATCAGCACTGGTTTAGAGGCTGCACAAAAAGAATTAGCTGCAGCGATTGAAGCTGGTGACGCACAAGCACAAGTTAATGCTAATAAAAGAATAGCAACATTAGCATTTGAAAATGCCAAATTAGAACAAGCAAAAAGTTCTAAAGAGGAAACTGTTTCCAAACCTTCAGAAGTTAGAGCTCCTGAAAGACCTGTAACACAGGCGGAACCTAGTGATCCTATGGCAGAAGCCTGGGCTTCGAAAAACTCATGGTTCGGACAAGATAGAGCTATGACGTATACAGCGTTCGAAATTCATAAAGATTTAGTGGACAAAGAAGGTTTTGATCCTAAATCTGATGAATATTATGCAGAAATAGATAAAAGAATCCGTGTTGACTTTCCGCATAAATTTGCTAAAACAAGTGTTAAGCAATCGGCCGAGCCCGTTCAGACGGTCGCTTCAGCTAAAAGAAGCGTAAAACCTGGCCGCAAAACTGTGAAGCTCACATCCTCACAGGTAGCAATCGCTAAAAAATTAGGTGTGCCACTCGAAGAGTACGCAAAACAACTAAAAAACACGGGAGGAGCGTAATATGAAAAAAGAAGATAAAACATCTCGTGCGAATCAAACACGGTCAAAATCTGAAAGACCAAAAGTGTGGGTTCCACCATCATCTCTAGATGCACCCCCTGCGCCTGATGGATTCAGGTACAGATGGATCAGAGCTGAAGTAGTCGGCTTTCAAGATACGAAAAACATAACTGGACGAATTAGAGAAGGTTATGAATTAGTTCGTGCCGAAGAAGTTGAAAACTCATCTGATTATCCTGTCATCGAAGATGGCAGATACAAGGGAGTGATTGGGGTTGGCGGCCTTCTTCTTGCGAAGGTACCGATCGAGATCGCGGAGCAGAGACAAGCTTACATGAATAGACGTCATGCAGAGCGAAGCGAAGCAGTAGAAAACGATCTTATGAAGGAGCAGGATAAGAGAATGCCAATCAATGTTGAAAGGCAATCTCGTGTAACCTTCGGTGGTACAAAGAAAAGTTAAATTTTCGTGGGTTAATCCCTATCATCGAATTAAATGTTAAAATAAGGAGAACAAGACTATGGCAAACGAGTCAACAACAGGTTTTGGTTTGAGACAAGCTATGAGATTGGGGAACACTCCCGCAATCGGTGGCCAGTCCAAATACAAAATTAAGACGGCTCCAGGCGTAGGTATCTTCAAAAATAACCCAGTATCACTTCAAGATTCAAGTGGTGATCAAGGTTATGTGCAAGATGCTAGTTTCTCTACTACTGATGACACAGGTGCTGGTGGTATCGATTATACTACTGCAACTGAAGCGTTATTAATTGGTGTATTTAACGGTGCTTTCTTCATAGACAGTACCACAAAAAAACCAACTTTCGCTAACTCAGTAGCAGCGTCACAAGCGTTTGGAACAAATCCAAATACTGGATCAACTGATGGCTTCGCATTTGTTAACGACGACCCTATACAGGAATACACTGTAAAAGCGGATGCGGCGGTAACACAGGCTATGATTGGTCAAGTTGGAAACATAAATGACTTCTCCGCTACGGATGCTAAAGATGGTCAATCCACAGTAACACTAGACGTGGGCTCACTAGCTGAAACTAAAATGTTCAGAGTAGTAAGAGTTGCAGAAGATCCTAAAAACGAGGATGCTACTGCAGCAGGATGCAACGTTATCGCTGTTATGAATGGTGCGGCTAACCTTTTCATCAATGGTAGAGATAGCTAATAGGTCAATAGGAGAATAAAACAATGGCAATATCACGATCACAACTAGTTAAAGAACTAGAGCCAGGTTTAAATGCACTATTTGGCCTGGAGTACAAAAGGTATGAAAATCAGCATGCTGAAATTTATACCAACGAAAACAGTGACAGAGCTTTTGAAGAAGAAGTAATGTTATCTGGTTTCGGAAACGCGTCAGTAAAAGCTGAAGGTCAAGGTGTGGCGTTCGACGATGCACAAGAGACTTTTACAGCTAGATACACTCACGAGACTGTAGCTTTAGCATTTGCTATCACGGAAGAAGCTATCGAAGATAATCTCTACGATAGACTAGCTTCTAGATACACAAAAGCTTTAGCAAGATCTATGAGCAATGCGAAACAAGTAAAAGCAGTAGAACTGTTAATTAACGGTTTACCTGGTGGATCATTCCAATCAGGTGACGGCGTTACTTTGTTTAACACAGCTCACCCAACGATAAACGGTTCTTTCAAGAACACTTTATCTACAGCGGCAGATCTTAACGAAACTTCATTAGAACAATCTCTAATTGATATTGGAGCAATGACTGATGAAAGAGGTCTTAAAGTTGCGGCTAGAGGGGTAAAAATGATTGTCCCTCAAGAGCTTCAGTTTACAGCTGAGAGATTGATGAAATCTCAAGGTAGAACTGGAACAGCTGACAATGATTTAAATGCAATCGTGTCAATGGGTATGATTCCTCAAGGTTATAGAGTGAACAACTACCTAACTGATACAGATGCGTTCTACATCATTACAGACGTACCTAACGGTATGAAAATGTTCACAAGAGCTCCATTAACAACTGCAATGGAAGGTGATTTCGATACTGGAAACGTAAGATACAAAGCTAGAGAAAGATACTCATTTGGAGTGTCAGACCCTAGAGGTATTTTCGCGTCCCCTGGTGCGTAATCTAATCTAATTAATGAGGCGGCCTAAAAACCGCCTCATTTTATTTGCAAAAAGGTGAAAATGACAAAAGAATTTCAAGTTATAATATGTGCTTATGGGTACCGTGCTAAATTTAATGTTAAGTGCGAAGACTCTGCTGAATCTATAGAAAATTCTATAGTTGACAGATTGGGACAATCTGATATAAAGTGGGATGAAACAGGATTTTACGACACACGTAAAAAATGGATTACCTATGAGGAGGTCCTTGATGCAAACACTCGAAAACCTCTACAAACAAAAGAGGTCCTTGGAGTTAGACTGGGAGCAGGAGCATCGTAAGTCAGGGAGATACACTCTCGATATGGTTAGAATCGACCATAAAGTAAGAGAGCTGATTTCTGATATAAAAGCAAAGGAAGCTAATTTAGCAACTTTGCAAAATAAAATAGATGACGCTGCACCAGAAGTTTCAGTAGCTACTTAGTAAAAAGCTACATCACCGAAATATCACTTTCACTACAGAATACCTTGCGCTCTACTAAAAAGAGGGGTATAAATTTATCACTGTGCAATTATAAAAAGAACATAGACGCGTACAGTCGACGGCCTAGAGACTATGTTCGTAAAACTAGGAGGTTATAATCATGGCAAAAACTACATTTACAGGTCCAGTGATATCCAAAAAAGGATTCATTAATACAGGACCAGCTAACGTTGTAGATGCAGATTCTAGTATTTCACTTACAGTGGATTCACATGCTGGAAAAATAATTCACAACGATGCAGCAGGAGCGGTGACTTACACGTTACCAGCTACTAATGCTAATGCTGATTCAGGTATTGCAGGACCAGATGCAGACTTAACTAACTTAAGTAACGTTGGTGCTAAATTTACTATCATAAATTCTATCACTAAAACGGGAGACTTGGTTGTTCAGGTTGCAAACGCAACAGATGTTATGACTGGAATGGCAACTATTGTTGACACTGATACAAGTGACAACATGGAAGGTTTCATGACTGCATCAACTTCTGACACTATAACTTTAAATGGAAGTACAACTGGCGGCGTAACGCATGCTAGAATTGAGTGTACTGTTTTAGCTTCAGGTAAATACGCAGTTGAAGTATTTACAGGAGGAACAGGAAACTTAGCTACACCATTTAGTGCAGCAGTAAGTTAATAAATATATGTGGGTGAGAAGCGCAGGACCGATTTGGATCTTGCCACTCGCCCACACCAATAGGAGAAAATATGGATTCAGATCAAACAACACTAAATAAAACTACAGGTGCGGCTTCTGTTTTAAGAGCAGCTAGAAGCAGAGTTACTTCTATTCAAGGTAGAGGTGAAGCAGGTTCTGTTTTACTTTTACATGATGTGAGTGATGCTTCAGATGCTGCATCAGGTAATTTAAAAGCAACCTATAAGTTTGAAACAGAAGGTTTAGATATTATGATCCCTGGTTCTGGTATACTTTTTGAAAACGGAGTTTGTGCAACTTTAACACAATCATCTGGCACAGACGGAAGTGTTACCATGACAATTACAGGAGCATAGTAAATGGCTAATACTACTTCGGGAACAACAACGTTCGATAAAACTTTTGCTATTGATGAAATAGTAGAAGAAGCACACGAGCGTATTGGTTTACAAAACGTAGCTGGTTATCAATTAAAATCTGCAAGAAGATCTCTTAATATTCTTTTTCAAGAGTGGGGAAACAGAGGCATTCACTATTGGGAAATAGGTTCTACAAATTTAGATTTGATTGAAGGACAATCTGATTATGATTTTTTTAGATCAAGTGATGATGGAACTAGCGCGACCACTACAGATCCAGCTAGTGTTTTTGGTATATCCGACGTATTAGAGGCACAACTAAGATCTAATAGAACTCAAACAACACAAGCCGACAGCCCGATGACAAAAGTAGATAGATCTACTTATGCAGCGTTTTCTAATAAATTATCAAAAGGCACACCTAATCAATATTGGGTAGAGAGATTTATAGATAAAGTTAGAATACATATTTATCCTACACCAGATTCAACAAACGCATCTAAAGACATGCATTTCTTTTTTATAAAAAGAATACAAGATATTGGTGACTACACTAATGCAACTGATGTCCCTTTTAGATTTGTACCTTGTATGGTTTCAGGACTTGCATATTATTTAGCACAAAAATATAAACCAGAATTAATTCAAGCGATGAAACTTGCTTATGAAGATGAATTAGCTAGAGCTTTAGCAGAAGACGGATCTGCATCTAGCACTTACATAACACCAAAAGCATATTACCCAGGAACATAATGGCAAAATACGCAACAGGTAAATACGCAAAAGCAATATCAGATAGATCTGGATTAGAATTTCCATATAAAGAAATGGTTAGAGAATGGAATGGATCTTTTGTGCACATATCAGAATTTGAACCAAAACAACCACAATTAGAACCAAAGCCAATGAATGGAGATTCTATATCTTTACGTAATATTAGACCAGATAGATCAGAACCAGCCACACCAAGACTTTTACCTTTAAATCCTTTTACAGCTACAAGTGGATCAGGCACGGTTTCTGTCAATGAACCTGATCATGGTAGGTCCACAAGTGATACAGTTAGGTTTAGAGATTCAGAAGCTGTAGGCGGTATACCTGCGGCTACTATAAATGCATCAGGTGGATTTACAATTACAGTGACAAATGATAATAATTATACTTTTGCAGCTGGAGCAACAGCTACATTTACAGAAAAAGGAGGAGGTGGATCTGCGTCCGCTGGACCAGTTACACAACAAGCATAATGGCAGGATTAAGTGCATCAGGATTAAAGACACAGATAAGAAGCTACACAGAAGTTGATTCTAATGTGTTATCTGATTCTGTTTTAGAAAATATTATTTTAAATGCACAGTATAGAATTTTTAGAGATGTCCCTATCGATGCTGATAGAAAACAACAATCTGGTAATTTAGTTCCAGGACAAGAAACTATTAACGCACCAGCAGGTGCTGTTTTTATTAGAGGTATACAAGTTTATGATTCAAGTTCAGTGCTCACAGGATCTAACACATGGCTAGAGAAAAAAGATGTAACCTACCTACAAGAATATCAACCGATTACAGGTACCTCTGCAGCGCAAGGTAAACCAAAATATTATGCTATGTTTGGTGGTGCCACAGGTGAAGCTGATACTAATTCAGGACGTATATTTTTAGCCCCTACACCTAATACAAATTACAAATTTAGAGTGCATTATAATGTGGCTCCAGCTCTTTTAGAAGACAACGATACTAATTACATTAGCTTAAACTTCCCTAATGGCTTATTATATTGCTGTTTAGCAGAGACGTATGGTTTTTTAAAAGGCCCAGCAGATATGTTGACTTTGTACGAGCAAAAGTATAGAACGGAAGTACAGAAGTTTGCTAATGAGCAAGTTGGTAGACGTAGAAGAGACGACTACACAGATGGTGCTGTTAGAATACCAATTAACTCAGCAAACCCATAGGAGATAAAAAATGGCAAATACATCAGCAATATGTTCGAGTTTTAAACAAGAACTTTTACAAGGTAAACACAGTTTTGAATCATCAGGTGGACACACTTTCAAAATTGCATTGTTTGATAGTGATGCAACTTTAGGAGCTTCAACTACAGACTATTCAACGTCTGAAGAAATTACGAATACTTCTGGAACTGCATACACAGCAGGCGGAGCTACTTTAACAAACGCAGGCGTTTCTTTATCTTCAACGACAGCCTTTACAGATTTTTCTGATGTAACTTTTAGTTCAGCAACGTTTACAGCAAATGCTGCTTTGATCTACAACACAACAACAGATGGTGGATCAGGTACAACAGATGCAGTTTGTGCAATAGCTTTCGGTGGAGACAAAACTGCAACTAACGGAACATTCACAATTCAATTCCCTACAGCAGACGCAACCAACGCAATCATTAGATTAGCGTAAGGAGGAGTCGATGTCCGACGTTTCTTCAGGTTGGGGTCGATTTACCTGGGGCCAAGCTTATTGGAACAGGGACGCATTACTT